CGTGATCCTTTGAGCCCATTGCAAATCAAATGCACAGCAGCATTGCGCCAGCTTCCGTCTTCGTGAAATATCGAATCATTACGAAAACAACCTCCAGCACCGCGCGGGACTTCGTGATCGAACGTCGCATCCTGGGTTGATATTGCGCGTCCACAGAGCGGGCATGCGTAGCCTTGGCGCACAAGCATTTCGACGATGCGCAACTTGTATTCGTGCCGACCTCGCTTTGTCGTGGTGCAGACTTCCCGGCCATCTCTATGCGTTCGGAATGCTCTAGGGTTCATGCGCCCTCCGCTCTTTCCTTGTCCTCTGCTCGCGTTCGCGTTCCCATTGGGCCTTCGCTGCGTCGTGCTTCCTGATGTGCTCCAGCGCGTCCAGACGGCTTTTCTGCGCTTGCGAGATGGAAGCGCACCACTCGCGTATCTCATCCGGCGCGGGGAAGAATTTGCTCACCCCGATCACCTTCAATAACGCGTCCAGCAGAATGAGGAGGTCGTACTTGACCGCCATCTCCTCCCACTCCGCCAGGTACATCTCCTTGGTTACTTCCTCGATCACCTGACCCGGATACCGAGCCTCCACTTGCCGCATGAGCGCCATCAACGTCAATACCGTAGCGTCGGGCAAGGATGTTCTTAGTCGTCTGGTCAGCGTGAGCCTTTCGCTCTGTTGCGGGGCTAACTCGTCCAACTTGATTTTGCTGATTGCTTCCACTTGTGAATACCTCCGGATCTAGTCGGTACTGACGGTCTCGCATGAACTCTGGCAACTTCTGAAAAAACTTCCACTCCGAGCTCGGCACCGCGCTTACCAGCAGCTCCAGCCTGTCAAGAATCATTTGCGCCGCCTGGGTGCGCGTCACACCCACCCGTTCAACCTCGGCGTCGACGGCCTGAATAATCGACACCCTCTGCTCGGGCCTAACGTCCGCTTCGGTCAGAGCAACAAGACGGCTCTTCGGAAAGGCAACCGCGATCTTGGAAACCAGCGATGCGATGTTCTCTTTGGGGGGCGCGACTACTCTGCTCTGCTCATGCTCTTGCTCATGCTCTGCTCTGCTCATGCTCTGCTCTGCTATATGGCCTTCGCTAGAAGGTGTCTGGCGTTCGCTAGCGTTCGCCAACTTTGCTATAGCGCCCGCTCGTCCATTTCTGGCGTTCGCTGTCCTTTTCTTGTCGGTCGCTGTCCGCTGCTCGTCCATCTTGGCGTTGATCAGTATTCCGTCTTCCTCGGTGAAGCATGGCCGAATCAGGGGCCAGTACTGCTCAAATTCTTCCTTCGTGCAGCCGCAGACTTCCGCTAGGGCCGCCGTGTCATTCGGCAGGCTCCCTTCGCTCCAGAACTCGTCCAGCAGTTCGCGGTACAGCCCTCTAGCTTGCCAGGGCATGCGCTGAACCTTGCGGTTTGCTCTGTAGTCAATCCATAGCCATTTGTAGTACGGCAGTGCGTCCACTTACTCGCCTCTTATTACTCAGTTGGTAGGCTTACGAACGATTCGTACATCCAAGGCCAAGTCGGTTGTCTCTTCGGGTCGCGGCTGGTGCAGAAACGTCACTGCGCTGTCTCGCCCAATCTCTCCCTCGCGTATTTCCGCCTCCAGAAAAATGTGATCCCTATGGAAGGGAGTTCGAATACGTCCAAACCCCCTACCAGGCTTTATGCCGATCACTACTCCTGCCATGCGGTCAGGTTTTACCGCTGCTTCGCTCATGCTTTTGCTCCTTGGTAATGTGGGTCGCACAACAGAATGTCCGCGTCTGTTATGCCGAGATCCCCGTAGCCTGCTTCCACTGCATCTAACAGCTTTTCTATTTCGGGGTTGAGGTCGTTCAGCCGCGCAATCATCTCGTCTACCTCGGCCAAGAACTGCACCACGCCGGCCTCCAATTCCGCTATGCGCTGCTCGTCACGGTGAACGCGCACAATGAACAGGCGGTGGCGTTCGGGCATCGGCGGGGGGCAGTAGCTCACAAAATCCCACCACTGGCGGCCGGTGCATGCAAGGTTCCACATCACCTGCGGCTCGTACTCTGGCGGTAGTTTGCCGGCGAGCATATAGGCCAAGTGGTTTTCAACCTTTGGGCACTTGATTTCTAAACCGCCGTCTTCGCTAACCAATCCATCCGGCGAAGCGCCAGACCGATCAATAGAAGGGTGAACCACAAAGCCAACCTGCTCAACCATCACGTTGCGTTTGATTTCGTAAGCAGTGCGCGCGTAGGGTTCGAGCTCGGTCCCACGTTCCATGTATTTGCTTACGAACGTGTCTGCGGGATCACCGGTGAGTATTTCAGAAACGATGGCGGCTTTGTAGGAGAGGCGCGTCTTGCCTTCCTCCCCTTTCTTATCGCCACGCTTTAGGAAGCGCACAGCGTCCGCAACCTCTGAGGCAGTGACTTTACCGAGCCTTGCGGAAAACCACTCATGATCCCCCTGGGTGCAGTCGATAATGTTCATCGCGCACCTTCCGGCTTCGGGTGGAGCTGGCGCCAGCGCTTGTTTTTAGCCTCAGCGAAGACGCGCAGGGACTCGCTATCTCCAACAAGCTGGGCCTCAGTCTGGGCCGCAATGTAGAACCGCTTCAATTCGTCTTCATCGCGAGCCTCACGGATAAAGTCTAGGAACTCGACAACCTTCTCCTCGGCCAGATGTACTTCCGTGTTGCCGTCCTTGTCCGTCTCGCCAACTGCTACGTTGAAGATCATCTTGAGCAGGTAACGCATGCCGTACGAAACGCCGGCGCCGGTGGCATGGGTCTTCGTCATAACATCGCCACCCTTCGCGCCCTTGCCATCGTTCGGCATGTCGATCTGGTAGGGTTTGGCGTAGCCGCCGCGCGTAACCTCACACAACACCCGGACGTGATCAGGTATGGGGCAGTCGGTGGTGTTGAATGAGAGAGCAAACCCCTCATTCGTGTAGATTGGCCGCAGAGCCTTATCCAGCTTCGCGTAAGTTGCATACTTGCTCTTGGTTTGGGGGTTCACCGCGTCGGCCCCTATGGGCTTCATGGCGTCCTGCGCGCGGTGCATAGCATCATTGAACTCGACCTTGGCCTGATACTCGACCATCTCGCGTTGCAGCTTCGCCAGGCGCTCAATCGTGTCGATGCCGGCACCCTGCTGGATAGCCGATTGGATCAACTCCATCGGCGTTATCTGGCGCGGCGGTTCTACGGGAAGCATTTCCAGTTGAGTGCTAGCCATTGGAAGCCTCCTCTTGAGCGATTTCCGCCTCAGCCATAGCGTCGTGAAATTCGCACCATCCGCCTTCACTTCCAGGCATAGCAATGTGTGTGCAGAAGTTTTGCCCGTTCATCGACCAGCCGCATTTGGGCGCGCAGCCTTCACAGAGAAGAACGTCGCTCATCCTGCGGTGAATTGAGTCGTAGCGACGTGCGGAGTGGAGGTCAGTGATGTAAAACTCTTCCGTGCAGTCATGGCAGAAGTCTTTGCCGCGCTCAGGGAAGGTAACTGGCATGTTGCCGCGTTCGGTGGAGATGAAGGCGTGGATACTCACTTGGCTACCTCCTCTTTCTTGGCAGGAAGCGCCATCCGCAAAACGGTAGCTTTCGCGAACTCAAACGCCAGCACGCGCTGTTCACACTTGTCCGAGCCGTCGTCGGGGAATTCGGATAGATTGCTCTTTCGGATGCCTACAGACTCCCAATTTTCGAGTGAGTAGTGGAGGCATCCCATCCACACTGCACGGCGGCCGTCAGCGTAAAGAATTGCCCAAATCTGGTAGTCGTATAACCCAGAGAACACCCGGATACCCGCGACATCCTCCCCGTCGATTTTGGCTCCGGACAGGTCGGCTCTGTACAGGTTGGCTCCGTACAGGTTGGCTTCGGACAGGTCGGCTCCGTACAGGTTGGCTCTGGACAGGTTGGCTCCGGACAGGTCGGCTTCGGACAGGTTGGCTCCGGACAGGTTGGCTCCGGACAGGTCGGCTTCGGACAGGTTGGCTCCGTACAGGTCGGCTCCGGACAGGTCGGCTCCGGACAGGTTGGCTCTGGACAGGTTGGCTTCGGACAGGTTGGCTCCGGACAGGTCGGCTCCGTACAGGTTGGCTCCGGACAGGTCGGCTTCGGACAGGTTGGCTCCGGACAGGTCGGCTCCGTACAGGTCGGCTCCGGACAGGTCGGCTCTGGACTTGACCGCTGCGATTAGCAACTCTTTCACGGTCTGCACGGCCGCAGAGAAAAGGATTGTGCCCCAGATGTTTTTGAGATCCATTAGCGCACCATCCCAATCGTGACAGCCACAACTCCAGCAGTCAGGCAGACAACCGTTGTGATAACGAGGAACCAGTCTTCGATGAATCGGCCAACGCTCACCCGTCGCGACCATGAGAAACGAACGAAGTCCCCGGCAAACAATAAAAGCGCGGTGATCACCAGCACAGGAATGCCGATGACAAGTTCCATGAGTGGAATTTCAGGCGAGGGATCGGCATAGCGCTCAATTGCAGCGCGTGGGATCTCGTTTAGCTGGTAGGTGGGGTTTGTGGAGAGCGCTTGCTGCCGCTCTAAAAACTCAGTATCTGAGTCGCTATACGGTAGGTGGTGGTTCGACATTGGGACAACCCTCTGGGTTGCTGAATGATGCCCTATTCAGCGTATTTGACTTCGTGTTTCTGAACTGGAGCAACTATGAACCGAGTCCGAAAAGAATGCAAGAACTATTTTCAGAAATCTTTTCTCGGTGCTATTATTAGGCATCCGCCGCGATACGCTCTATCAAAGCCTACCGGCGTAAAGTCTTTCGAGGAGACATACGGATGCCTAAAGATCAATATATGACAGCGACTTATGTTGAAGCAATCCCTTTGTCCGGATTCGTTAAACAGAAAAACCCCCAACACCGCGAAGGTGAAGGGGGTTATCTGGCTCTGGCAAGTCGCCGCGTCTTCCGTCTATGTGGATTGAGTAAAAAACACCTGACCGCCAATGGTCGTTTGATACTTGACCACGGCTGGATTCCACGTCTGCGGGAAGGGGATCGTCCCGGTGGGCAGTGCGATGGTTGCCTTCGTCACGATAGAGTGGGGGGCGTAGTATAGCGTGGATCCGTTCGTGATGTCCTCCAGCGTGCCAGCCGCCGCATGCGAGGCCAAGTCAAGCGCCAGCAGCCATTGCGGGTCTTGGTCGCCAGGCCATAGGTAAGACTCCGGCCCCGGCATGGAGATGGACGAAAACTGAGCGTGCTGCGTGCAAACCGCATAGGGACTCGCACGCGCGGCTCGGTTCACGATCACATTGATCACGCTCTGGAGTCCGGCTTGGCCGTACTGACGGTTCTCCCTCCACGCGGTGAGCGCGGTGAGGACTTGATCCTGGATTGTCATATTTCTCCTAGTGAATACTCCCACCCGAAAGGAACACGCCGTTGAAGCTGGTGGGCGAGGATGCCACATATTGAACGCCACCCATCGGCGCGGGGTTCGTATAGGAAACGCCGTAGTAATCCGTCGAAGGCCCTCCCGTCGTGCCAGCCAGGAGCAGGGGACTCCCGCTGGTCGGGTAGAACGAGTTGTTAGCCACGAAGGGATTGAATACGTCGAGCGCGGCCTCGCTCACCCACGTCTGCGAGGGCTGATTCAGCAGGAGCGGGCTCACGCACTTTGTCCCGTTTGTGGTCGAGGGGCATGTACCGCCCTGCATGCCATACTCGTCGTTGTGTGAGACGTTCAGCGTGGTTCCCGTGGGGAGATAGTAGAGCGTCGGGACTGTGCTTCCTCCGTATGGATTGTTGGGATCGACATATCCAAGGAAGACATTGTTGGTGGAGTTGATGGTCGATGAGCAGCTTACGTCCGAACCCGAGCAAGCCACGAACAGGGCGATCTGTTGCGCTGTAATAAATGTGTTGTTGATGAGGTTCCATGTTGAGCCAATGGGTATGACGCTGGCCATCCCGTTTCCACCCGCACGGCAGAATCCAGTGAGGTATGTGTTGAACGCAGAAGGGACTCCCGTCATAGAGAATTTCATGCGCGTGCAGTTGTTCACCGTAAGATTGTTCTCAAAGGTCGTCGTGTTTGGATAGCCGTCGGATCCTCCCCACTTCCAGTTCGACCCCATATTCCCAATCGAGACCGAGTTGGTGATTGAGATGGTCGGGATGATGATGTGCGGGCCTATAAATCCGTCCTTGGTGTTGTAATCGTTCACACAATAGTTGCAGGTGAAGGAGGCCAGGTATGCGCCTTGCCCACCGCTTCCTTGCCCGCTCCAGCTATCTCCAAACCCCCCCGAGTTCGTGTCATAGCAGACTCGCGCCGGGTAGGTGTGTGAGATGGGATATTCCTCGTAGCAACCGTTGAAGTTCATCGTGACGTAGCTGGCTGCAATGCTGGCACCCGCACCGTTCTCTGTGCCGTACCCATCGTCGAAGTTCCAACCAGCGAAGGCGTTGTAGCCTACGAAGACGCGTGTCATGGTGATTGGGCCGCCGAGAGGCCCGTAGATTCCAGCACTCGCCATGCCGTGAATGTAGATGTCCTGAAGGGTGATGTTCTGCGAGGCCGCGCTGCCGTTCAGTCCAAGCAAAAGTGCGCTGTTAGCAAAGTCACTATAAGGCGTCCCGGTCGAGCAACTCTGCGGATAAGCTGGGGTTCCAACCGAGGCGGTACACTGGCCCGAGCCCGAGCCGTTGTACAGGTTGTGGGTCGTAAATTCTAGTCCCTCCATCTGCACGTAATTTGTGGATTGGAGATTGAATGCCCAGGCCAGCCCGAAGCCTCCAAAGAGTTGCGTTTCGTTCGTGGTGCCGTAGGGGTAGTTGCTGTTGATCGGCGTGCAGGTATAGGTTCCGTAGGCGCAGCCGCCAAGGATCTTAGTAGGTTGTGCTGCTGACCCCATCGGAACAGGCGGGTTGAAACAGGTGGCATTCGGGTTACCAGAGCCGCACCAAGAATTAGCCCCGCCGCCGCTGGTTGCGTTGTCGTAGCCAAGTCGGCAGTTGGGATTCGACGGATTGAGCTGAGTCCCAAGTGCCGCGCATCCGCGAATTACAACTGTATCCCCACCTGAAATGATCCATGCGTTCGGGTTGCCGCTGTTGTCGGCCCAGAGGTACCGCACATCATTCACCGCGCAGTTCTGGTTCACACCTGTTCCGGGGTAGGCTGCATCGTATTTCCCGTTACACTGCCCAGAAGTCACATTGGCATCGTAGTAGGTTCCGCCGTCCGCACGCACGAACCATACCTGCGGTGAGGTGATGACGTAGGCTGCTGACAGCACTGACGAATCGGTCTGTCCGCTCTTGGTGAACAGCACCTTGAGCGTCTCGCTGGCAGAGACGGTAATGGGCGTGGAGTAGGTTGTGCCGTGGGTGCATACGTTGGCCGTCTCAGTAGGAGTTGAACCGTCCTGCGTTGTGCAAGCGACTCCTCCTACATGGATGTAATCAGGATATAGTGTCACCACCGGCGAGAACGAATACGACCCTGCCGTATAAGAGAACGTAGGGACGGTGATCGTTTGCGTTGCGACCGCACTGTTGGTCTGCCCCACCTGCGTCGCGATGACGTTGAACGTCCCCGAAGACACATTGAATGCCGCGCTGTAGGTGAAGCGGTTTGTTCCGGTGTCGCAGGTTCCTGCCGTGGTCGCTGTGGGCGTCACCCCGGCCCCGACGCACAGCGTAGCTCCCGTAGGCCCACTAATCGACATCAGGGATGGGGCGGCGAAGCCCGCCGTGCCGTAGCTAGATGTTCCGAATGAGGGCGTTGCCAACTGCGCCCAGGCATGAGCCGAGAACAGCAGCAGCGCGAAGATGAGTAGGCGTCTCATTAGTTCAAAATGTCGTAGTTATACGTCGAGGTATCAGCCGTCGCGCAGGTCACGATGAAGTTAGTACCTGAAGTGCCCCCAGTTCGATTAGGAAGATACGTCTGCGTTCCCCCAGGGGTATTGGTGGTGATGATAATACTAGACGCAGTCACAGCATTGGTATTGGCAACGGTAATTGACCCTCCACTAGTGCATACGAAAGTTCCCGTTCTAGTGGAAGACAGAAGCGCACCCGAAGTACTGACCTCGAATGGAGCAGTAGTATTCGAGGACGGCTCAACGCAAAACTGAATGCCAGTGTTGCAGGTGAATCCAGGCGTACTTACCCCAGCGCCATTCTGTACAGCCACCGGTGCAGTCGTACCGACAAACAAACCACCAAGATCAACAGCATAAGCGTTCCCGGGTGTGGTCAAATACGCCATACCTGTTCCACTGGCTGTTTTGAACCATCCATAAGAGAACGCTTGCGATGTACTGAGACCAATGATGTTTTGAAACTCGTTAGCGTTGATCAAATTCCCAGCCAATTCCGATCGATAAACGAGACCGGAAGTGGCATTAGACGAAAATGTCTGTGTCTGAGTGGCGTTCGACTGAACGACAGTTGAACCGGGTTCATTGATTGAGTAACTGGTAGAACCGTTTACCCCTGCCGTAACAGCCGACGTGGAACTAATGGTTGCGACAGTCGATGTTGGGATCGTTATAGAACCGAACGTTCCTGTTAGCCACCAATCGCTGATTGAGATGCTGCTGGAAGCTGTGATGCCAGAGTTGTTCATTCCAAGGGATAGCGGAGCGCCGTGCAAATTGCGCAGAGTGATGTTGCTCAAAGTCGCAACACCACCGGGCGCCGTGATACCATACCATCTAACTTGTCCATCATCGTTGATGAGATTCACGGTGTCATAAGTGACGTTGCTTATGCCGCCACCAGACCAAGGAGCTCGCTGATACAGATATGCGGTGGCGGTAGCGTATGACCCCACCCCCTCATCCGTATTGAATGGCAGACTATCATCATCTCCATTGACGTTTGTGTAGTTAGAGATGTAGAGATTTGAAAGTGTTCCCCACAGGTGCATACCATCATGGTGGCACGTGGTAGTACAAAGAGTGTCCCAGGTAGTTGTCACATTTTGTGCAACGAAATTCGTGCCGTTTGAAAGTAGTGCGGAAAATGCCTCAGAATTGCGTATGGTTACGTTGTTGAATGTAAGCCCGTTGAATCCGCCAAACCAAAAACCCAACACAGAAAAGTTTGTAGATGGGCCATTGTTTTCATACACGGATTGATTAGGCCAATT